GGGCCAGCCTCGGCCTTAGAAGCAAGAACCTCTTCCACTGCCTGTGCATTGCTCATGCCGGGGAGTTTGACCGCATCCGCCGCAGCGCGAGTCGCCGGGTTAGTGTCGTAGATATCGTTCAGGATGTCGTCAAGACGAGTGCGGAACTTTTGGCGCAAACCAAAATGGCCTAGACTTTCATGGAGGACAGTCGCATGTACGTCAGCCCGGTCATTAGCGCGACTGGCGATAACGTAGGTCTTACCTTCTTTGTAAAAACCTTTGGTGTTCGGTTTGATCTGCACGCCTTGTGGAATACGCGCATCGTTCTCATCGTCAAGAACAACAATTTCTGGTGCGTTAGTCCAGCCCTGAGCGGCTTCGTTTGCGGCCTGCTCGACATCAGGCTTTGCCATAACAGGCGACGGCGGCACTTGCCCCGTGCGGAACAGATCATTGGGATCAACTTCAATTAAAGGAGTTGGGCGGGTTTCTTCAATTCCAGAAATATCACCTAATGCAGGCTCGACTCTTTCCGTTCTTGGAGCAACATCAGCAGCAACTCGTGGAGCAGGCTCCACTCTTTCACTTTCAACTGGCGCAACTTCTGATCTAACGGGTTCTGGTCCCGGTAAAGGCAATTCAGGGCTTCTTCCAACTGTTCCAACGTCAGGCGTTTCAGTAACTGTTGGTGTTGTTTGGACGGATACACTCGGAGCCTCCCTAGGTTGCCCCATCGTGATACTGCGCTTTCCTTTCTTGATAGGTGTGACAACCCCTTCAAGTTCCATTCGTTTAAGAAGTTCAGTGGCTTTCTTGAGCCCAACGTTAAGCGCCTTCTGAATCGTTGCAGGGGCGGGATTACCAGACTGCAGAACAACTTCAACCGCTTGTCGATAAAGCGGATCTTCAACAGTGGTTGGCTCCATTGGCAGCGCGACTTGAGCGCCTGCGGCCTGCGGAATGGGAGCAACACCTCCTGACGGTGCGGGAACCGTAACAGGTTGAGTCTTAGGCGCAGTCTCTGCGCCGGGGACACCAATAGCCGCTGCCAGCGGCTGATCAATTTGAAGAGTCTGCTGCGCTCCTGCTACCTGCGGAATCCCTGTAATCGGCGTAGCCGGTGTGGTCGGCACTACCGGAGGAGGGGTCTGTATTAACTGCTGCTGAGCAGTCGCAGTTTGCGGAATTGGAGGAACGGGTGCTGCGGGCGGGGGAGATACCGGTGTGCCTGACAGTTCTTGAAGTCTTAAACGAATGTAAGGAATGGCTTCTTTGAGCCTATCAGCCTTTGCAAGGAGCCTTTGTTCAACCTCAACAGGATCGAGTCCCGTCTTACGAGCAACTTCTTCGTTCTCTTCAACTTTGGCAGGATCAGCAAGATCAAACGAAAGTCTTTCTAAATCGGCTTCTGCTAATTTAAGCGCCTCAGCCGCCTCCTTTGGCGTGTCAAGTTTATTTAGAACTGAACGCAGTTCGGGGGAAGCCCCCTCAAAAGACGTAGGCAGTGGAGGCTCGGCGGCTTTGGCTGCGGCTTCCTGTTCTTTCTTTACCGCTTCGATTTCTTCTTGCGTTTCAGAAACTATGTCAGCAGGAGGAGCAGTCTCTTGTACTTTGTCCCTAGCAGCAGATCTACTAGCAAGCCTACCGACAGCACCTAGTGGAGCCATCAATCCAGTCTGATACGCAACCTCGCCATACTCTCGCATGGCGTCATCACTTGTAAGCGGAAGTCCTGCTTGAGCGCGTTCTAATGCTTGCTGAGCAACTTCGGTGGGAACTTCGGCAGCCACACCTACGACGGCACCTTTGGCTACTGTCTTGACTAAACCTTCTTTAGCCAGTTTTTCAGCGGCCTCGATATCTCCTTTTGCAAGTAAATCGTCTACTTTCTTACCAAGTTCACCAAAAAGTTTTTTACCTAAAACTCGTCCAACGACAAGAAATTGACTTGCTACATCAAGCGCGGCTTGCGGAACAGCAGCGGCAGCGGCGGCTGTACGAGAGATATCCACATCCCGGCCTGCAGCGATGTCTTCTTCGGCCTGACGCTGAATGTTAGAACCGTACTGCTGCAAGAAAGACGGAGCAACGGCACCGGCTGTACTACCAACCAACGCGCCAATAGGCCCAAGTGGAGCGCCAGCAGCCGAACCTGCTATAGCCCCCGCCACGGTAGCACCCATCTGCGGCAACTGTTCTGCGATAGCACCGGGGATACTGCCGACAACTTCGCCCGCAGCGCCTAACGCGCCACGTTCACCGTAGGCTTGCTTAACTTTTTCAAGACTCGCGCCTTCGCCGTACTCTTCAGTGATTCCTCTGCTACGCTCAGCAGCAGCAAGTGCGGCTTTCTCGGCATCGCTTAATGATTCAATAGCAGTGCGGCCACTCGAAATCATCGACTTAAGGCCGCTCATGAACCTATCGCCTACGCCGCCTTTTTCTTCCTCTTGTTGTTGTGCCTCAAGTTGTTTCGCATAGGCAATGGCCTGCTCCAGAGTTGCCCCCGGAGGCCCATTAACTTCATACTTTTTTCCAGACGGCGAAGTGACTAAAAACTTAGGCACGCTTTATACCTCAGTCAACTTGCTGACCGCTCCAAGCACCGCCACTACTAGCAGCAGGTGCCCCACCGCCTTGTGCTTCGAGTATGTTAATTGGCTCTTTTTTTGTACCGTTTGAAGATGTTTTAGTTGAAAGAAGAGACTCGGTTATTTTTGTTACTTCCGCATCCGCACGTTGTAGTTGAGCCTGCAACGCAGCCTTCTTAGCCGGGTCTTTTTCAATAGCAACTTGTTCTCTTAAAACCCCAGCCTTAGCCAAAGCGCTGCCAAGCACGTAGTCAGTTGAAGTACCGCGACCCGCTTCAACTCTAGCCCGCGCGTCGTTAACAACAATTTGAGTGCCACGATCATACTGAGCCAACTGCATACGAGATGCGGCTTCAAACCCGGCCAAAGCGGTGCGGAATTTGTATTCTTCCGCAATTTTTTCACGCTCAAATTGACGATCATTAAGAGTCTTTTCAGCGTCAATCAAACGCTGTTCATTTTTGTCTACACGGTTCATTGCGGCGGTCGTGCGCGTTGCTACCGCCGTTTCTTTAGCCTTAGTCAAACCAATAGCAGCCTTCTCCCGTTCATTACGAGCAGCGCGAATCTCCTTCTCAAGTTCGCGCTCACGAGTTACCGCTGCACTACGGGCTTTAGCCATAGACATCAACAGCGTAGGCGACTTAGTAGCGTAGCCTGCAATATCCGCAGCCTCTTGCCGACGCAGGTTTTCCTTATCCCGCATCAACTCCTCAAGCGACCGCTTCTCTTGCGTCTTCAACAAATTACGTTCTTCTTCAAGAGACTTGGCGTACTCGCCAATACCTTGTTCTTTCTCAATTCCTTCCAACGTTTCTTCTTCTTTCTTAAACGCCGGGACGTAACCTTGTCCCATAATGTTAGCGTAGTAGTTAAACAACTCTTGATCCGAGCGCGGTTTCTGCAAATTCGCAGCCACGATGGGCGGCGCAGACTGAGGCACCCCACCTTCTTCAAACGCCACGATGCCGCCACCCGCGAAGCCCTGCGGATTCTCCATCGCCCCTGCATTAAGAGCGCCAAGACCCTGCTGCATCGGAGGCGGTTGTTGTGGCATTTGCGGCATCTGCCCTGCCATCTGAGGAGGCATACCGCCCTGCGGCATACCTTGCATAGCACCCATAGGCATCCCGCCTTGTTGAGCCTGAGCCATAGCGGCAATCTGCTCACGAATAGTCGGGGTCTGCGGAGACTGAGTTTCCGGTTGCTTCAACTGCTCAAACTGCTTGAGCATGGCAGGGAGATCAATCAGCGGGGCAATACCCTGCTGGGCCATACCTTTGACATAAGTGGCCGCTTGATCGACGGGCATACCCCTCTGCATTGCCCCGTGAAGCGAAGTGAGCATCGTCCGCACAAGCGGATTAAGTGGAGATACGGCCATTATTACCTTCCTCCGAACAAGGTGCCGAGACCACCGCCGCTACCCAGCACACCGCCAATCATACCGAAAGTGCTAGACGGCTCGTAGATGCTGGTAGTTTTATCCGAAGACGGCGTACCGCGCAGAAGATTAGAGAAGAACTCAAGTTGCTTGTACGGGTACTGCATCTCGTCAATGAAGCGTTGGTAATCCGATGCCAGTTTCTGCTGCATAAGATTCTGCTGCTGACCACCCGCACCAAGTTGCGCCTGATTAATGCCCAACTCTTGTTGATACTGTTGCTGACCAAGATTGCCGAGCATACCTGCCGCAGCCAACTGTTGCTGAAGCCCTTGAAGCCCAAGACCCGCGCCAAACTGACGGGACTGCTCACCCAACTGTGTACCGGCTAATCCGTATTGAGCACGAAGTTGTGCGTCTTGCGCCGCCTGCTGTGCAGCCTGTTGGTAGGCGTTCTGAAGCCCCGTGGCTTGAATGTTAGACATTTGATCGGCCAGCCCACGACGGCTTTCAAACTCAGCCAAGGCTTGACGGCTTCCGCCAAGTGCGCCAGCACGTGTTCCAGCAGCACGCATACCGGGAATCTGCCGGGAAAAGTCCTTAACAGCCTGTTTTTTCTGCTGCTCTACAACGCCCTGCATGTAAGGCGACATGTATTTATCAAGACCGCCCGGAGCGTCAAAAGCAGATTTATAAAAATCACCCGGCTGTAGTGCTTCATATTGACCGGCTTTTTGTGCGGCGAGCCCTGCAAGCCCTGCCAGACCAGTAGCCTGACCGATCTGCGGGGCGACTTTCATGCCCCCAATAGACTCCATCGCCTTCTTCTGCAGATCGCTAAAGTCAGCGACAAGCGGGCGCTCATACGGACGGAAGCCCGATTCAAGGATCGGTACCTGCTTTCCATCTTTATCTAGGATCGGCTGACCCGTAGAAGGATCAGTTTGAAACATCGGCTTGCCCGTTTTCGGGTCAATCTTTTGCTTCGGATAAGTTAACGCTGCGCCGTACCCGAGCAAGTCTTCGGCGTACTTACGCGCCCACTCAGGGATGTTAGAAGTAATCGTGGTGGTTGATGTAGGAGTTGATTCAGCCATGATTTAATCCTCCATTAGCGCCGTGATTTCTTGCGCGATGGGACAGGTAAAAATTTATCTACGTTAACTTGCGGGGCTTGCTTTGACTTACCCGTTCGCGCTTTACGAATCAGCGCCATCATCTGATACAGTTTTTTAGCACCGGCCTCAGTCGATCCGTTGCCAAGATGCGACACCACATCAGCGGGGATAACGAACTCGCCATCCGCCAACGCAGCACGCTGCACACCCTTACCCCGTATCACGGCAGGAATATCATCAGACATACCGTCTCCCGGTCCTCGCAGGAGTTTACCACCGGCTTGGTATTCCGGCATGGGCGCCATACCGCCTCGGGCGAAGCCAAAGTTGTATCCGTCAGCGGGGTTCCGCGCTCCGCCAATCCTAGGCAAATCGGCTATTCCGCCCATTTGATACTTTCTAATACGTCCTTTTTTCACATGTCCTCCAGCAAACCCGCCTTTACCATCTGATAAATCTTTATAACATCCTAGCCATGGGTCAGCCTCATAAGGAACCCCACGTTCGTCATAACAAAGTCCATCTTCTCCAGCAGGACTATCTTCCCACCACCAAACGCAGCGACCTACTCGTGCGTCAAAAAACTGCCCAAACGAGCACTGCGGTTGCGGTACGTTGCCATAATCAGGTGCGTCCCCACTCGGTTCACGACCTTCAGGAATCGGCGCACAGTCGTCAGAATAAATCGGGTTACCGTCACCGTCGTAGCCCATGAATTGCTTTGAGTATCCAAACGGGCATGACCCATCCGCGTTTTTAGGCACCCTACCTTCTGACGGAGTTGGGGTCGGCGTTGGAGTGGGTTCAGGTGTAGGCTCCGGCGTAGGAGTCGGAGCGGGTTCGGAGGTTACTCCGCAAGGCGAAGGCTCCCCAAGTCCACGGGTGTAAGTCATACCATCCGGGCATCTGCCGTAGCAAACGTCGCCTACTTGCACTTCATCCGGGGCGCACTGTTCTTGTCCGCCACCGCCACCGGGCGCAGGGGTTGGAGTAGGTTCGGGTGTCGGAGTAGGTGTTGGTTCGGGAGTTGGCGCAGGGGTGGGTTCCGGCGCAGGGGTCGGAGCCGGGGTGGGTTCCGGTGCAGGGGTCGGAGCCGGGGTTGGAGCAGGAGTTGGAGCAGGAGTCGGAGCGGGAGTCGGAGCCGGGGTTGGCGTCTCCCTAATAGGGCAATTCTCCCAAGATGGAATAAGCGAGCCATCTGGGCATCTTTTAAGCAGCGTCTCTGGCGAAGGGGCCGGAGTAGGTGCGGGGGTAGGCGTGGGTGCGGGCGTTGGAGCCGGTGCAGGACTTTGTTTTTTACGGCAAGCACCTAGCCCACCGTCTGCTCGCGGGTCATATTCGTATTCATTACCGTACTGCGCCTGACAGTCAGTATCACTGACTCCGTTAAATCGGCACCGGCCTATCTCATAGTCATAGACATACCCCGGTTCAGCGCATCGGGGATCTTGCGTAGGCTCCGGCTCAGTAGGCGTCGGTACGGGTGTAGGAGTCGGAGTGGGTTCAGGTGTAGGTGCAGGCTCCGGCGCAGGGGTTGGAGTAGGTGTTGGTGCGGGTGTAGGTTCAGGTGTAGGAGTCGGAGTGGGTGCGGGCGTAGGCTCCGGCGCGGGAGTCGGAGTAGGTGTAGGTTCGGGGGCTGGAGTCGGGCAGACTTCCCATGAGGGAACAATAGACCCGTCAGGACAGGTCTTGAGTAATGGTTCTTCCTCCTCCGGTGGGGTCGGAGTAGGTGTAGGTGCAGGCTCCGGCGCAGGGGTTGGAGTAGGAGCGGGTTCCGGCGCAGGGGTTGGAGTGGGTGTAGGTGTAGGCTCCGGTGTAGGAGTCGGAGTGGGCGTAGGCGCGGGTGTAGGTGTAGGTGTAGGCTCCGGTGTAGGAGTCGGAGCGGGCGTAGGCGCGGGTGTAGGTGTAGGTGTAGGCTCCGGTGTAGGAGTCGGAGCGGGCGTAGGCGCGGGTGTAGGGGTTGGAGCCGGGGTTGGAGCCGGAGCAGGCGTAGTTCCGCCAGTATCACCGCCCGGCGTAGTACCTCCGCCACCTGTACCCGGACCTGTACCACCGCCGGTACCCGGACCAGATCCGCCGCCATCGCCGCCACCATCGCCGCCCCCAGTGCCGGGACTCTTTACACAGGGATCAAGCCCCGCTTCCCATCTGGCAAAATCAAAAGTAAAGCCCGGCTGGCACTCGGGTTTAGACGGAGGCGGTGCGGGGGTTGGAGTCGTGGGAGGCTCCCACGGATATTTAACTACTGGGCCATAAACAGTCTCCGCACGTTGCGGAGTGGTTCTTAAATACTCATCAAGATTCAGATCCATCGGCTTCGCGGCAGTCGGCGGTCTGAGCAAAGACTGATACCAATCGGCGAGTTCTTGATCGAACGGCATACCATTGGTATCAGCCTTCACTCCAGTCGGAGCAGGCTGAGGAAGTCGATTAACCGGATGGCGCTTTAAGTCATCTTCGCCCTGAACTGGGGCGCTGCCAGATTCGGCAGCGGCGCGATACCATTCAGGCAGGGCGGGGGCGAAAGGGAGGAGGCTTTTGAAATACTCCTCTTTGGCTTTTTCAGAATCAGCAGTACCACCTTCAGCGAAGGTTTCTTCGCCTGTGTAAATGTCTACTTTAGGCTCATACCCGTTACCCTGTGTGCGGACCATCGGATAAGAAAAATTCGGCTGTGGCACTACCCCGCCAACCGCCATACCGCGTCGGTAATAATCTTCTTCCTCATCAGGTGGACGTTCTGGTGGAGGAGACTGGTACGGCGAACTCTGCCGCATCCCTTGTTGCGGGTTCTGCGTATAGCCCGGATATTCAGTGCCGTAGCCGTAATCAGCGTAACCGCCTTCAATAAAGTACGGTTGGCCCGGCTCACCAAAACGCGGGTTGACTCGACCGGGGCTGTACTGAACATTCCTATACCCAACCGGAGTCGGCTTAGGCATCCCGCCTCGCGGGTTCATCTTCTGCTCCGCCTTGTTCAAGGCGTACATCGTAATAGCCTGCATGATCGGGTCTTTGGTGAGCCCGAAAAGCCCTTTGGGCTGGCCGCCCTGTTGCGGAGCGCCTAGAAGTCCACGCAGACCACTAGAAACATCTTTGCCCAGAGGCTGCTGTACTGTGGGTTTTACCGGTTCAACGCCAATACCGGGGGCAATCTCACCAAAATCTTCAGGACCGGGAGGACGTTCTCTATACCCAGTTGGACCGGCGATCCCCGGAATCCTACGCTGGGCTTCTTCTGCAAGACCTCCAAGAATCCGCGTACCGGCATAGGCTTTCATGCCTGCCTCAAGACCTTTTTGCAGATCTCCCTTCACCGCGCCATACGCGGCTCCGGCAAGCATGGCGGTCGTTTGCGGGTTTTGGATGAGAGTCTTTCCAACAGACTGAACGCCTTTGACTACGGTGTTTAATATATTAGTAAGCCACCCGGCTTCCGGCAGTCCCGTAGCAGGATTACGCGGCATCTCCATACCTTGAGCGCGAGCCAAAAACTGAAGATTGCGTACTTCTTCAGGTGACATGTGGACAAGTGTGCTATCTGGTCCACGGCCTTGGGAGGCAAGGAGGGACGCAAGTCCTGCTGCGGGAGGTTGCTGGTTCATAGATGTTTACTCATTTGCCTCGTAGTTTGATACCCACACCACTGTCAGAATGATGGACGGGATCGCTGGAATGTTACCAGTCGCGGCTACATACGGGATAACCACGTTGATGTCCGAAGACTGCCAAGCCAACTCAAAATAGTCGTTTGCCTGCAGCACAAGCACAAAGTTCCACGCCGCCACAATCTCGTTGTTGGGGCCGTCAATAACGATCTTGGTAGCCGAGTCCGGCAGGTTTACCCCGTTAATTCGGGGCCAGATATATACGGCGCTTGCCGAACCGCCCGTTTTATCTAATTGGGCAGAAAACTGAAAGTTATAAATACCCGTCTGAGCAACGAAGATTTTAGATGTGGGTACGCCGCGATTAACAGCCTGCTGGGTAACGACTGAATTGTAAGTAAATAAATTAACCGCATCCGCAACCGGATTCGGCTGCGTCGTCGTATCAAAATACGAAGCGTGTGCGGTCGGTGAATTAACCCGGTTGGCTACCTGACTAAAGAAAAGCCGCAAGACATTACTAAACTGATCCTGATAACGGACACTATAATCCGCCGGTGCAACCGGTAGGTTTGGCGGAGATATGCCACGTGCGACGGTCATCGACGTCCATCCGGTCGAACATCAATTCGCATCATGCCCATTTGCCAAGCAACGCCTAAGTCAGTCGAGTCCACACGGAACGCCATCTGGCGACCTCGGATACGAGTGTAGACCTGCCCCGTGTACTGCTGAATCGGTATCGTCGAGGTGCGCGTAACCACCGGCTGATCTGCTGCGGTGTAGTTTGAACCCGAGTTCTGCCTTGGCTTAACCGTCAGCGTAACGCTCGGACTACTGCCTGTTGACCCCGTAAAGTTAAGGTCAGGCAAGATGCGCCAGACATAGCCAAAACTCTGACCGTCTTGGATGTCGAAATCAGACGATTCAATAAACGCCTCAATCGGCAGGGCTGGGGTCACTGACGCGTCGTCATTGCCAAATTCGTGATAGAGAACTTGGTTCGGCACTCTTAACTCAACCATCGTGTACTGTTCATGCGAAGCAGCCGTCGTGCTATTCGCGCCACGAACGCAGCCTATCAAGGTATTACCGTCTTTAGACGTATACGTAATCTGCTCCGAGTCAATAACAACCGTACCCGCATTGGGGTAACTAGACGCATCCGTCAGAGCAATCGTCGTCACCAATGAGTTAATCGAAGTCGCTAAATACCCAATCTGGATCGAAAACGCGCCCATCGGATACTGCCGCTGAGTGTGTTCAGACCACGCGGTACGGTTCAAATTGCCGTAGTACCAAACACGTTCAAGATAGTTATAAATGACATAGCGGTCATTCACGAGGCTATTGAGAGACGGATAGAACCACCATACCTCGTTGTACCCTTCGTTTGCCCCAGAACAGATTTGATCCAACTGGTCGAGGTTAATGTCGCTATAGACGAACTGACGAAGGGTGCAAGGCAGCGTCTCGACCCGCCCCGTGTACATGAAGAACTTATCCCGCCCCATCCAATAGGTCACGTTGTTGACCGTAATTGCCGCGTTTTGCGAAGCAATTGATACGTCTTGGTCAAGAAGATTAAAGCCCCAGACAAACGGTGGTCCTAGATACTGCATTGAGAAGATGGCTGTATCTGTCCAAATCAAGATCTCCTGACGAGTATTAAGCGCCGTAACTATGTACGAGCCGTGCGAGAGCGTCTGTTCTCCAGACTGGTTAGTGACTTCCGGCACCCACTCAAACGCATTACTCTGGTCAGACCAGCGAACAAGGAGCGGATTAAACGTCGTTTGAAAATCAATCGGGTTATACGGCGTGGCCCCAGCACAGATCACAAAGTCATTTACCGGCGAGTCAATCACCATTAGAACTTCTTTAGGGACATGTTGTCCTGCGTAACTAAATGCCAAAGCCGACACTGTGGCCGAGGCGTTTGTCGCCGTAGAAATCGTTACCGAAGTAGACCCATCCCATGCTGTCGTGACGTATGTGCCGGTCACGATGCCGCTACCTGAAATGACTGCGCCAGTGTTAATCCCTGTGGCGTCATCCACCACAATAGTAGTTACGCCTGAAGCAAACGCTGCGGTTGCTTCCCATTTAGTTGTGGCATCGGCTTTATCGGCAAGGGGAATAGCCCGACTCCAACTCGTCGTATCTAGCGTCCAAAAGTATATCGCCCCGTTACGCTCGGCAAATATGAGGTCATTCCCGTAATTAAACATAGACCAAAGACGCAACGGGACGCCTGCCCCCGTGCTTGATCCCCAACCCCCTTCGCCCCACGGAGGCCCACCCCAGCCGACTTGCGTCGTGGATATGGCAGTGCCTGCATCGATATCGAACTTGGCAATAACAAGCGATCCTCCGCCCGTCGCAGTAGAGGACGCCGTAGCGGAGGCGTAGATTGTGAAAGTATTAGAAGTTGGAACGGACTGAATGGGGTAGTCCCCATTAATTGTAAGACTCGCTACCGCTGTAGCCCCGCTAAAATTGACGTAAGTACCAACCGCTGACGCGTGGGCCGAGGCCGTTACCGTGACTAGACGACTACCTGATGTAGTAGAAAACGGGTCGGAAGATAACGTAAGGGATGCGGCAAGGGGCGTAATATCGTAATAAACGCCGCCCAGTTCTGTATAAACTTTCTGGTTAGTACCGACACCCAGAAGATTCTGATTGAGTGTAGAAATCCAATTCCACAGGATTCGGGCTACGCCTTTAAACGTATTACCGCCGTTGGTGATATTGGTCCAACCGCCCAGTTTCTCCGCGTAGCCAGAGCGGAAACGAATTTTATCGCCCGCAAAGAACCCGCCTTCGTTGGCATAGGAGGTTGATTCACGATTTACGCCGGGGCGCAATTCAAGTTTTTGTAGGGGCATCTAGGCAACTCCCGACAAATATAAAGCCTGCTCATCTTTACGGCGTTTGACAAGACCGGGCAATACACGCCCAGCCGCCTTCGTCCATTTCATGAATTCTTCTGCCGCTTCTTCAAAGTCACCCCGGTTGGTCTTCATCCGAAGGGAAGAACGCTGGAGATTGCCAAGACCCACGTTGAAGGCAAAACTGACGAGAGAATCGAAGACTCCCTGACGACCAACAGCAGCAGGGCAAAGTCGAACCACGCCACGCTCAAACCGGCCAAGGTCTTGAGAAAGAATCCGATCCACCTCGTCCATCGTGAGGGTGCGATCCCAGCCTGCGGGTACCGGTAGACTCTTGCGCTCCTCATACTTCACCGCCGCGTGAGTCGGATCAATCACATGTCCGCACCCCACCGTCCACAACAGCGCCGGACAACGGTAAGGCTTAGTCCTCACCCCTTCGTGGTGCTTTACAAGTTTAATCAGTTCAGGGCTAACCTTCACTTTTGCGAGAACGCTCTGCCACCAAAATGGAACGCAATGATGGACGCCAGAATTGCCATCTCATCGTCGCTGAATACGTTTTCCATCGCAATCGCAAAGGGAATGCCGGTTGTGTAGGCATACCAAACGCCAGCCACGTTCAGCGCAACCAACTCCAGCACGAAAATGTAGGTCACAACAGGACGGACGCTGGCTCGCAGGTTAATCATCCACTGACTCGCACCCTTGCCAATTTCGATGTCGTGCTGGTACAAAGCCTGCCTCTCCTCGCCAGCCGTCTGCGTCTGGATTTGCTCCAGTTTGATTTCCTCAACCCGTGCCTGCGCGATAAACCCACGCTCTGCCAATGCTAACTCGCGCTCTTTCTGGGCTGCGACCAAAGCAAGTTCGTGCTTTTTGTCCTGCCGGTCTTGGAAGATTTGCAGAATCTTGGGCAGTCCACCCGCAAGGAACGACAGAAAGGTGCTAATCATGGTCATCATTTGTTGCGTTCCTCCATCAGTTTGACGCGCACTTGCAAGTCATGGATGTCCTCCATGATGTCGTCTTTCAGTTCTTGACGACGGGACGCGCTTAACGGGCTATCGGTAGGCACCCCATCCTCGGTGATTAGGATAGGGATTTTGGACTCAATGGCGATCAGACGATTGTTGAACGATGCGATTTCCGCAAGCAGCCAGCCGACAGCAGCCAGCAGGACTGGGAACAGCATATCCACAATCTTCTGCATGTTCACTTGGACGCCCTCACCACATCGTCACCCTTCGTGACAGTCACATGGTCGCCCTCGACATCGACACGCATCGGCATTTCCTTACGGTCAAGTCGATCCAGTTTGTTAATCAGTTCTTTGATTACGCCAAACTCGGGCTTGTCTTCCTTTTCGTTAGCCCCGGCAATGTTGTTGAGCATGGAGATCAGCGCGGTCAGTGACGCGCCCAATAGGCCCATTACCGCCGCAATCTTCTCGCCTTCCAAAGCAAGACTGGAAACGACACCGATGACCACGATGACCGTGATGTACTTGAGGCCATCTTTGCCAATGGCCTTGCCTGCGACTTCTTTTGCCGAGGATTGCGCCTCAAGCCGATTCAACTCGGCTCGCACCTGCGCCTTGAACATTTCGATGTCGGTCGTCTCAGTCACTTTTGCAATGCCTCCACCAGCATCATTGCCATGGAACCCAACGCGCCGACCAGCACCAGAATGACCGTGCCTCCGACTGAGATCACGAGCCTCTCCAGACGCTTTAAACGCGCATGGATCGCTTCGTACCGTACCGAACAGACATCAATGTGGCTGGTTACGGTCACTTCCAGTTCTTGCACGGTGGTCATTGCTTCACTTCATCCGGCTTTGGCACCTGCGGCTCGGCCTGCTCCTTGATCTTGACGATGAGCGGCCACGCCCCCGTCTTGCTCGGCAAGTCGCCTAGCACTTGCAGGATTGCGTTCACTTCTTCAATGGACAGTTCTAGTTTAATCATGGCGTCACCCACGGCAGCGGCGGCGACACGATGGGCGGGTTGATTTGGTTTTGAATCTGCCCCTCGACCGCAGCCTCGGTCGCGGCCTTATCCACGCCGTTGGCCCAAATCCAGCCCAGCACTTGATCCTGCGTCAAATCAGCGTAAGGCGTGAAAGCCTCGCCCTGCACGACGGGAAACGAACAGGTCGAGTAGACGCTGCCGTTGTATTGGCCGTCTACGCCGTTGCACTGCCAGTGACAGCAGATGACGTAATCCGCGCCCTCTGCGGTTTGCGGGATGCAGTTAAGAACCGAGATGTTCCATGTGATTACAGTAGACATTTATTTGCTCTCCAGTTGTGCGACACGCGCACGCAGCGATTGAATTTCCTTCACAAGCATCGGGACAAGTTTGCTGTAGTCCACGGCCATCATGTCATCAGGATCTTCTGGCTTATATACCGCCTCTGGCGCAACGGACAACAACTCTTGAGCAACCATGCCGTAGCGTTGGTGCGAGTCATCAAACTTCCAATCAAAACTGCGGACTTGAATAGCGTCAATCAAATCAGAAGCAGCGGGGGCATCTTGAATGTTCTTTTTTAAGCGTTGATCCGAAGATACGTTGTAGGCTGTTGTAGTAGATGTGGTGGTGATTGAACCGGCAACAGAACCATTGTTATAAAATCTAACTGCTTCGTCTGATCCGCCGTTTGTCGTGTTGATTGCCATCGCAAAGTTGGCGGCTTGAACATCAAGCCTTGGCGCCACAGCCGACGCGCTAGTCCGCCCAACCAGCAAATCCCCCCCGCTCGTGATGCGGGCGCGTTCTGAATAGGACTCGCTACCAACTGCTCCAGTGTAACTATAAAAAGTAAGGCCAGCGCCATTAGCAGAATTTATTAAGCCGCCAGCGGAAGAACTTGTTCCGTGAAGTTGAATTCCTGCGCCGATACTGTTCGACAAAACCTGCCGAACCGATGTTCCACTCGCTGCTGTGGTAGTCCCCACCAGCAAATCTCCATCCGCATCCAGCGTCATCGCCTGCGTGAACGAGATGGTGCCGCCTGCGGTTGGCGTTACGTCGGTTGAGCGATACCAGTAATGCGCGCCAGTGGCTTGCGAGTAATGCCCAGCAGCGGCTGAAGATTTGTAAACAAAATTGCCGGAGGTATTAAGGTACGAGTTGGAAAGCAGATATATGTCTGTGTTTGTGCTTCGGCCCATAAGGCTTCCGCTGCCAAACTCAAACGCTCTATAAGACGTACTCCACGCACTCGGCGTCACGCCCAGACCGAGGTTGCCGGTATTGGTCAGCACCATCAAATCAGAAGTCTGATAACCGCCGTTGTACAACGATCCAAACGACATCGTTGATCCGGTAGAGGCGGTGTAACTGATGCTAATTCGGCCCAATGCGTTAGTGGCGTCAGTCCACAAAATAGATTTATTGCCAGAGGGGTTGCTGTAACCAGACTCCAAGTTCAGCAGCGTAACTGCCGTCCCCGTCGCGTCTTTAACGTGCAATTTTGCGCTAGGCGAACTCGTCCCGATGCCGAGGTTGCCGGAATCGGTAAGATTTAATGTTGGGCTACCGTCGCTTTTTTGCCATTCGTACGTATTAGCACGATATGCGGCGGCTACGTTTGCCGATGCAGCGTCGTTTAGATAGTTTTGGCGAACAGCAGAGCCGGATGTCTGGAAGTAAATGTTGTACCCAGCACTTGTCTGAACGTGTAGTTTCGCACCCGGCGAACTCGTCCCGATGCCGAGGCCCGTCGAGGTGAGGCGCATACCTTCGGTGGTCTCAGCACCAAAAGACAAATAGCCGTTTCCGACTTTTAAGTAATTTTCTAGACTACCGGAATTGTTACGGATTTCAATTTCGTTAGCGGATGAGTTAGAACGAACCCACAAAACAGCGGCGTTGTCAGAAAATCTTGGAAATTGAATTTTAGAACCGGATGTGCTGCCAACTTGTACATCAGTCCCGTTAAAAGTCAGCGCACTCCCCGAAGTCGCCACCTTTGACCCGTTCAAGTACAACACGCCGTTGGCGGTGCCGCCGGAGAAAGTAGGATTGTTAGTGAGAGTGGTGATGCTGGCGGAAGTGGCAATCAGGTTGGTGATCGTGGCCGAAGCAGAAGTTAGAACTGTGATATTTGCGCTGGCCGCGCTGATGTTCCCAATATAGTTCGTCGCGTCAACTACATCCGTGCCGTTGCTGACCAGAATGATCTTGGCCTTATTCGGCACCGACACGCCGGTTTGACCCGAAACCTTGACGGTAACTTGGCCGGACGAAGTGTTATTGAAGATGAAGTAGAGTTTCTTGTTGGCAGGAACAATAAGGTTCGTGCTGGCCCCACCCGTACCCGTCAGTTCAATGTACATGTTACGGGCGACACCGGTCGCGCCGTTCGGGATGGTGATGGTGGTATCCGTTCCCGTGGAAACGGCCTGAGTGACGTAACCTGAAATCGCCTGTTCGATTAGGGTTCCAAGGTTGGTGTTCGTGGTATTACCCCACGTACCGGCTTGGTCGCCCGTTCCGATCAGTTCAAGAGCCAGATTAGTGCTGTATGTACTACTCATCTTTAGTTACCTCACGCCGCAATCTGCGTCCAATTTGGGTTTTGCGTCGTACTAATATCTGTCCAAGTCGCGCTTTGCGCGTTGTTAATTCCTGTCCAATTCGCGTTCTGATTGGTATTAATCTGTCCCCAGATGTTGACTACCCCAACCGCGCCGGTTCCGGCTACCCCAGAGACTACAACATTTGAGCCTGACGATGTAGTGACCGTGCCGACTGCACCGCTTGCCGATACACCCGTGACAAAAACCTTGATTTCAAGCCGTACATCGACCGTTCCAACTTCCCCTGTACCCGAGACTCCGGTGACCGAGAGGTTCTGATCGGTGACAACAAAAACTGTCCCAACCGCCCCGGTCGCAGCCACTCCGGTAACAGCAGCAACCGCTGCCGCTGCAACTAGGACATCCCCGACTTCGCCCGTAGCAGAAAGCCCGGTAACAGGAACAATAGCCGCTGCCTGTACCGTAACAGTGCCGACCGCTCCCGTCCCCTCAACGCCGGTAACGGCAAGGACTTGATCCGTTTTAACGAATACGGTGCCAACGGCACCCGAAGCCTCAACCCCGGTAACGACCGCAACTGCCGAGGCCGCAACGACGACGGTGCCAGTCTGGCCGGTAGCCTCAACGCCCGTGACGGAGATAACTTGGTCGGTGACGACAACAACTGTGCCAACGGCACCCGAAGCCTCAACGCCTATGACGGGGACATTTGCCGCCGCAAAGACAAGAACCGTACCGGTCTGGCCTGTAGCCTCAACCCCCGTAACGGGGATATTTACGGAGCCCGTGACAACAACAGATCCTACCGCACCCGTTGCAGTAAGATTGCCAACACCTTCGCCCCAACCTTGTTCGCCCCAGCCTACGCCGGAAGCGTTCCAACCGTCGAAGGCGACTATGACGCCTGCCACGGCCCCTGCCTAATTAAATTAGGCGATACGGAGGATTGCGGTTGATGCTGCAGCAGCCGGGAACTGGATAGTGAAGTTGCCCGCCGTCGAGGTTTTATCCCCGCCGAACGCCAGCACCGCCACCGCCTTGTTACTTTGACTGCTGTTGTAGATCAACGCGCCATTTGCCGTAATTGTGGCCGAGTCCCACGTAATGTCGTCAAAATCCAAATACGCCGTCGTGCTGCTTGAAGTCGGTACTTGCGAGATCGTCAACGTCTTACCGCCAGCAGTGTAGTTCGTACCAGACGAAGAAACTTCGTCCGTAGTCGTATATGCCGTAGTAGACGCACTCAACGTAGCAGACGAGGTGTACAAAGCGATCTTGAAGACATCCGCAGCCGTCGAAGCCCGGATTACGCCGGTCCCAAAGTTGTGGATTCCGTCAAGAATCTCAACCTTAAACGACGTTGCCATTGCCTGAGTAATAGCCATCTCAATCTCCTAAATGCTCTATAGCATTCATAAAACCGTTTTCAATCAATATGCGCCGCAGGTTCATCCGCTCGGATTCCTGTGCTTCCTTGAAGTACTGCGCCAGAACACGTTTAAGTTCTGAACGGTTATTAATGCGAAGAAGGCGATCAACAGCACGATCTGCCATCTCGTCTGGCGTAAATCCACGACTGTCCGTGGTAAACACCTTTACCGTACCAAGTTCTAACCCACCTTCAAAACTCATGTGACCGGAATCCTCGCTTGTCCTGAACGGTACGCATCCTGACGATCCAGACCATCGCCCAGACGCTTCAATTGAGCAAGGGCTTCCTGATACTTCTGCTCGTAGTACTGCATCATATCGGCTTCGCCCTTGAGATAAGTGTACGCCTCGCGGAGCGATCCGTAGAGCAACACGGTCTCAAAGTTGTCCCCAAGCCACGATGTTGAAGATGAAACGATAGAAGTAGGGTAATAATAGTAATGCAGTTCTGCTGTGTAGTTAGCGTTCGGAGTCGGCCCCAACAACATAGTCGCATTATCAAAAATGGCGTAGTACGCAGGCTTGCCCGTACTGTTGGGCGGTGGGTACGCAGCGCGGATGTAGTTCACATCCTTGTTCAACAGGTACTCGTACTCACCCGTAGTCGGGTCAATCACCGCAAGCGAGAACGTCGAGAGCCAATCAGACGGCAGGGAGAAATACTGAAATTGCGCCGTCATCGTACCGGTGACGTTCTTACGAATCGCCGGGATCTGGACTGAGTTATAAATCCGCTCTTCAGCCAACTGCACAAACGTAGGGATATTCGCTACAAAAGACGTTTCCGTGCTTTCGCAGTAATCCTGAATCAACGTTGAGAGTTGGCTGTAGTTCACGGAGACCAGCCAGACCGGTACTTGCTGTTGTTCTCAAGATTGATCTGAGACACGAACTTCGTGCCCTTGGTCGCAGCGCCAGCACCCTTCATTTTCATGTGGGTAACGCCCTTGTTGACATCCTTCTCAGGATAGCCATTACGACCCGTCGAATCCGTGTTCGGCCTAATCTTGCCGGGGTTCAGTTCTTTCATGATGCTTACCTCGGGCCAGAAGACTTACGCACCGGGCTGCGCTGGTTCATCACCTTCGCCATATTCCGACCGTACTTCTTCATGTCGCTGTTGGTCTTGCCACCAGCACGCATGTTCTTGACCCGACCCGGACCGTGAGCCTTGCTCGCCGGGAGAGCCGCGTGTTTTTCAAGTTTACTCATAGCCATCTCAATCTCCTAGGTCGTAACGACCGTTACCGTCCCGACTTCACCTGCCGGGGCTAAATCATTTGGGGTTAACCCGGCATCGTCTGCTCTAGCCCCTCCTACGGGAGCCCAGCCCCATTGTATCTGACGACTGCCATTTGCGCCGTCATTACCTACCGCAAAATAACTCGTATCCGGTCGTGGATTCCGCAACGCCTGCGGGTCGTCCACGGGGTACAAACCAAGCGATAATTGAGGCTGATCCGGCTCCCAACACTCCGAACATACCAAGATATTTACGTTCTTGGTCTTGATCACGAGCGACTTTAACTGCTTCAGTTTGTACTGAAACCCGCAGCGGTCGCACATGGCGATAGCGTTTTTGCCACTGGCAAACCTGTTTGGCATTAGTAGCCACCCAAGAAACTCTCACGTGGGACAAAGCGTACTGCGGCTTTCTCACGATCCTCGCCAGAAGCCAAATCCCAAGCCTCGTCATACTGGGCCTTCAAGACCTGAGTACGACCCTCTGCACCCGGAATCTTTAGCGACAGCATATAGGCCAGCCCAGCAACCATGCAGGGCAGGAAGCGGAACGGGATATCCTGACCATTAACGCCTGTACCGGGGTCAAACATACGACGCAGACGGGTGTAGTAAAGAATCCAAGTAGTGCTGTTATCGGGCTTCGGCCAGACCGTAAACTGAGGGTAAACAATTACGTTATCCGCACCCGTCGCGCCCGTGCGGCGATTAATCCAAATCTGGATCGGTCGGCCTGTCGCATTCTTGTTCGGTATTGATACGTAGGTGCTGGATGAAATACGCGAGATATTGATGTCCTGCTGATTGGTACCAGACCCAGTACGGATTACATGGTCAAGCAGGTCTACCGTATCCACCGGCAAATCATAAGTACCGACGTTGTAGGTCAAAGTGTGGGTGCCCTGCTCCAGCGTCCACAAGTTCACGCCACGATTAGCCCAGTCCATCAGAAGCAGGGCAAGACTACGCTTCGACGTACGGAAGTCATAGCCCGTACGCAATTCAGCCCCACAACGCTCAAAAGCCTCTTCAATAATAGTATTGAGGTCGAGGTTGAAGTCTGTCGTTGCTGTAGTTTTATCGACCATGAATATTATGCTCGTTTACTATTCAAAATTAAGGCCGAAATCAGAAGGTGAGCGATAAGATTTAAGTGCGTCATCACTATAATCTATATTCTTCTCTTTTAAAAAGTTCATTACTGTATTCGGATCAGTAGCACCTTCCCCTACTCTGTTATACCCTTTATTGGCTGCAAGAGTGTACATAGCCGAATTTCTTTGGGCGTCGGTTATTGGGGTGTTTTTTAATTCTTCATATCTAGCGGTTGTGTTTTTATTCCTTTCTAAACGGCTTTCATAATTTTTCAATTCTTCTGGATTTATGTATTCTCTGTCGCCAAATTGGACATCCGCAGTGCCCACCGCACCATTAGCAAACCG